AGAGTGACTAAGTAACTACGACTAAAACTCAAACACAATATATGTCTAATAATATATTAGGTTAATAATATAGGTCGAGTTGACACTTGTAAAAAGAATAAATGTCTTTAAAGTAAATAATTTACGAGTGTCTTCTCTTCCTTTTGCAATTAAATAAATGTATAAACAAAATTAAATAATTATGAAAACTATAAGTATAATAGTAGCGATACTATTGGGTATAGGTATATCTAATACCCAAAAACAAAACATTGTATGTGTAACAGATTATGAATATAATGTAGATACAATCTATACAGATACTATCTATAAATTTAGTATGGATAGTACATGGTTGTATATACACAAACTTTGTAGACATAAATTAATTATTAATCAAGATACAGTTATAAAATTAGATACAGTATGGACAAGAAAACAGTAAGTAAAATGAAATCGTTTCAAAAAATATTAAATGTTATAGGTGATAGTACTACAAAACATCATCAAGATGTAGCTTATATAATGATAGAAAGATTTGGTAATTTGTTTTACGATGAATCATTAACAGAAATATTATTAGAAACAGCTAATAAAACATTCGGTTACACAGATTAGAACACTTTGTGTTCTTTTTACATTATTAATAAGTATTAATTTAAATAAATAAAAATGGCAAAAACAAAAAAAGTTACAAAAAAAGTAGAAGCAGAAACTACTAAAAAACAAGGTAAATTAGTTCCTAACATTAAAATTGTACCACATACATTTAAGAATGGAACTACAATACTAAATATCAGTTGTAAAATACCTGACTTTATTGATTTCTTAAGAAACAACGCAGTAGTCGGTAAAGACGGTAGTTCGTGGGTTAATATGAAAGCTCTACCATCTTCACAAGGTGATAGATACACAGTTATATTAAATGATTATTTTCACGATGCACAACAACTTGCAGACCAAGTATTTAGTGAAGACTTTGAGTTAGAAAGTAGAAAACAAGAGAACAAAGTTTCTTAATAATTCACTTAAATTTCACACTATGATTTGTCCATTTAGGACCATTGAGTGTGTAGAAGAGAGAGTCCATGTGACTCTTTCTTTTTTCTTACAAGTCTTTCAGACTTGGTGTTTTATTCTTAATTACTATTAATCCCTTAAATTTATATTTATGAACAAACAACTAGAACTAACTGATGATTACATTAAAAAATTAAAAACACTATTGCGTATGAAAAAAATTACTTCTTACGATGTTGCACACGCATCTTTTCGTAAAGCTAACCAACACTGTATAATCAGTTCAGTAGACAAAACAGAACTAGTAATTACTTATCTTAATGGTGATACGAAAAAGTTTTTATCTTTTAATAAACTTATGTCTGAAGTACAAATAGTAAATAAATGGTATAAGTCAGCTAGAAGAAAGTATATAAAAAGATATTACAAAGTAATAACTAAATGGAACAATAGGCACCAAACCAAAGAACCTATTGAAAATAAAATTGAAAAATTAATCTTAAAGTATAATGTATGATTGTAACTGAAGAGTTAAAACTAAAATCTAACATAAGAACAAGGTGTGCAAGAATCATTGCCACCTTGAATTCACCTTATGAACAACAAACAGTTGAACAACTTATTAAAGAAACTGAAAAATTAGTAAAATATTGTATGTATAACCAAATAGATAATAAATAAATGGAAACTAAAGAACAATTACAAACAAAAATTGAAACATTAGAATCACAAATTAATAATCTTACACACTCACTTAACAGAGAGAAAAAGGTTTTGGAAGATATTAACAAACCTGTATTAAGTCGTAAAATCTATGACCTTATTTCAGACGCTGTAAAAAATGCGTTATATGATGTTAGTTTTTCAGAACAAGATTTTGATTATGAACTATCTATGGAATATGATAATAGAGTAGAAATATCTCACATGTCATTTAACGAACATGATAGTTTAATTGATGATGTTATACGTCATATAGATAACATGTTTAAAGTAGAAGAAGAAGAAGATGAAGTAGAATTAGTAGAATCAAAGTTAGATTATGAATCTTAATTACGAAGATTGGTATAAATCTACATATCAACATTGTGACGACCCTACAGAACACGATGAAGTAAAAGAATACACAGAAGATAATGTAGAATTAAATATGTGTTTAGATTATTTAGACGAACACAATATGTTAGAAGATTTTTTAATATGGGTAAATAAAAATTATGAATATGAAAACGACTGAACAAATTTTAAATGAATGTAATCTCAATTGGAATGTGGTTAAAAAACCACTTATATACGCTGGTGAGTGTACTCCAGAAGCTAATAATGGTTTGCATAAAACTGATTATTATGGTATTGTACGTGAAGATACTGGTGAAGTATTTACTACAGTAAAAGAAGGTTATACACCTACACAAAACAGTACTATTATAGAAACTATGCAAAATATAGCTGGTAATAATGATTTGTTAATTACTAAAGCTATGTCTATTAATGGTGGTAGAAAAATACTTGTACAAATGCAAAAACCAAACAACAATGTAACTATTGCTAATCAAGATACGAAACAATATGTATACGCAATTAATTCACATGACGGTACATCAGCACTTAAATTTGGATTTATGAATACTGTAATATTTTGTCAAAATCAGTATAGTTGGTTAAATAGCAATGGTCTTAAAGGTTATGTACACAAACAATCTATACAAGATAAAGTAAAAGATTTACCTACAATATTAAATTTTGACGGACAAGAAGAACGTATTGCAAAACTACATGAAATGAGTTTTAATCCTGTAACCGCTAAAGACATTATTGGACTTATTGATTATCTAACTGGTATGGATTCTACACAATATGGTTGGGCTGATAACTACACTACAAGAAAAATGAACATCAGAGACCATTTACATATGTGTATATCTAGAGAAACAGATAGACTAGGTAGAAACAAATGGGGTTTATTTAACGGTGTAACTATGTATACAACACATTATAAGTCTGTTCCAAATAGAGAAAACGGTAGAGAAGAATCTATATACACAGGTACAGGACAAAAAATGTGTGATAATGCATTTAATTGGTTATCAAAAAATTAACAATGATAAAATTTTCATTAACAAAGTTCAAATATTTTTTAGACACAAGTGGATATGATATAATAGTATACAAAAAACTATTTTTATTTGTGTTTTATAAACATAAATCATTTGAAGAATTAGATGATGCAATAAAATATATTAATCAATAATAATAAGAGAGTATAGTACGAACATAAGTACCGCCCCACTACGTGTAGTTAGAAGACGCTACTATAGAAGGTCCTGATAAAACGGATGCACTTATTGAAGGAAGACTAGTTAGTACTTTACTGCAAATATGGTGAGCAGTTTAGGATAAGTGTGAATCAACGGCAAGTCTATACTCTCTTTATTATGAATATAAATTGTGAATTATGACTAAAGATATAAATTTTTATATAGAATGTTTAAAAAGAGAATTAAATAAACCTTTAAACAAACAAGACTTTATGTATATGAGACATTTAGATAAAATTATTAATAAACTTAAATATGACAAAATTAGTAGATACACCAAAAAATCAACATGAAGCTGTCTTATGGCATCTTAATGAATATAATCGTATAACATCATGGGAAGCAATAAAAGAATATGGAGCTACAAGATTATCAGCTATCATATATAATTTAAGAAATGATGGATATATAATTGACACAAATATGAAAACTTCTATTAATAGATTTAATAGAAAAGTAAATTATTCAGAATATGTATTAATCGCTAAAGGCGGAAAAGTAAAATTATGACAGGACAAGAAGTTGAAGAATATTTAACAGCAACATACGGGGTGTGTAGACATAACCCTGATTATCTAGCAGAAGCTATAAATCAAACACAACTAGATATAGACTACGAAAATGACTGGGATTTATTTCGTTTATTAGTAGAAAACGAACCTATACCATCTTTACATACACACAGTTATGGTTTTCATACTGCAAACGGTAGAGGTATTATAGAAAAAATTAAAAGTTATTATTATGAATACGAAAATTTAGAAATTTATGGAGAATAATTTTAATGACATGACTAATGCAAAATTAGTAGATTTAATTGTATTGATTGACCAAAAGGTTATTGATATAAAAAACTCTGGTATCGAAAACGATAAATTGACAGAGAAACAAATCGATAAATGGAAAACAATTAGAAAATCAATAATTAAAAGTTATAATGTATTATGGGAACAAGAAGTTTAACAAAAATAATAGAAAAATGTGATGATGGTTCTAAAAAAACTATTACTACCATGTATCGTCAATATGACGGTTATCCTAGTGGACATGGTATAGAATTGGCAGAATGGTTATCAAAATATCATGTTGTAAACGGTATTAGTTTAAATGATACAAGATTGATAGCTAATGGTATGGATTGTTTAGCTGCTCAAATGTTTGCACATTTCAAAGATGGTCCAGGTGGTATATATTGTATGCGTCCTGACGCTAAAGACTATGGTGAAGAATATATTTATGAAATACTAGGTAATGATAGTGAAAATCTATCAATTACAATACGTGATGTATGGAAGAAAAAAATTATATTTAAAGGTTCACCAGAACAATTATTAACTTTATATGAAAATGTAGAAACAAATTAATAATATAAATATTTGGGGGTCTTTGACCCCCTTTTATTTTTTTATAGTATATTTACCGTCCCAAAAACAATTATGGATACAAACAATATAGAACAAATACTATTAGGTAAATTAATACTAGAACCAGAATTATTAGAAAAATATAATTTTCACGTAGATATATTTCAAACTCCACTAAATAAAGAAATATATACAATTATAGATAAGTATAAACAAAATGGTACTACTATTGATATTATTACAATCAGTAAAAAATTAAATCATTTAGATAATTGTACATCGTATTTGTCATCATTATTAGACAAAGGTCATATATATGCCGATGTACAATCATTGATTTTAGAATTAGACGAAATATCTAAAACTAATAAATTATTACATATAGCACAAGATATTGATAATAGTGTATCAAATCATAAAACTACAAGTGCAATAATGTATGAAATACAAAAAAACTTAGAAGGTATAAATGATAACACTACACAAGAGTTATCAAGTCTATCTGATTTGTTAAAAAATACACTTGAAGATATTAATAAACGAATGTCTACAGATGGATTGTTAGGTATAGCTACAGGTTTTGATAAAATAGATAAATTTACAGGGGGATGGCAAGAGTCAGACTTAGTTATTATAGGTGGAGCATCATCTATGGGTAAAACTAGTTTTGCTCTTGCGTTATTATTAAACGCCTGTGTATATTCTAATTGTCCATCTGTAATATTCTCATATGAAATGAGTGGTACACAATTACTTAAACGATTAATATCTATGGAATCAGGTGTAAATAATTCGTATATAATTAATGGTACGTTGGGTAAAGACGAATACTTACATGTCAATCAAGCTATAGCTAAAATAGAAAAGTTACCACTTAATATAGACGAATGTAATATAACTTCATTAAATTATCTTATTAAAAAAACAAAAGAATATGTACGTGTAAAAAATGTTAAACTTGTGTTAGTAGATTATTTACAACTGGTATCATACTCTAATAAAAACTCTACAAGAGAACAAGAAGTTAGTAAAGTTGCAAGAACTCTAAAGAATCTAGCAAAAGAACTTAATATTACAATCATAGCATTATCACAGTTAAATCGTGGTGTTGGTATGCGTGCAATGGGTAAACCTACATTATCAGATTTACGTGAATCTGGTGAAATAGAACAAGCATCTGACGTTGTTATACTAATACATAGACCTGAGTACTATGGAATAGAACATGACGATAAAGGAGAACCAACTAAAGGTATGGCTAACATAATATTTGCTAAAGGTAGAAATATAGGTGTTGGTGAAATACCACTTAGATTTAATAGTAGTTTAACTAAATTTGAAAATCTATGAAAATACAAACTAAAATTATTCTTGCATTTGCATTATTAATGGTGTTTATATATATATCATATACATTAATTTTATACACAGCTATTGGACTTATATTTATATATGGGTGTCAACATTTTGTCAATAAAGTTATGAAATATATAAAATAAATGATATATTTGCGGACTCAATCACTTAAATAAATAAGTGTATAATATGAGAACTACTAAGTTTAAACAAATTATTAATGAAATATCACACGATTTAGGTGTAGAAAAACAACTGGTAAGAGATGTACTTATACTACTCTTTAAAGAAATTGCAATAACACTTATCCTAAAGGGTAAGCCAGTGTTGATAAGAAGATTCGTAAAACTTGTAATTGCATTACGTGGATTACGAAAAATCAAAGATGATATAAACAATGTGAAAACTAATGAAGATGAATCTAAATGAACTAAGAAAAGAACTACCATATAAATGGAGAGTACAATCTGCAAAATATGGTAAAGCTACATGTGTCGCTTACATAGATGCACGTGACGCACAAGATTTACTTGACGAAATAGTTGGACCTGATAAATGGTCTACAGAATACTATGAATCATGTGGTTTATTAATGTGTCGTGTAGGTATACATACAGATAACGGTTGGGTTTGGAAATCAGACACTGGTTCTGAATCTAATGTTGAAAAACAAAAAGGTCACGCATCAGATGCGTTTAAACGTGCTTGTGTATCATGGGGTATAGGTAGATTTTTATACAGATTACCAATACAAACTCTTAAAACTAAAGAATACAAAGGTAGAGAGTATCCATACGCACCTGAGAAAGATAAAATAATATTTGATGGTGACACATTGACTAAATATATTAATTGGAAATTAAAAAATAATAAATAATGAAAGTATTACCTTTTGACCTAAATACTACTAGTACGAAACCTAGTGGTAAACAAGAGTACATAAAACCTGGTGCACATCAGTGTAAGGTTGTAAGTATTACAACATCTGACCTTATTGATAACTATAAAGGTTCACCATTTATTACATTTAATGTAGAAAGTAATGGTAAACTTGGTAGAGTACAAATGTGGGCAGTAAAACAAACAGATAAACCATCTACACAAGATTGGAAAAAGAAACAAATGAAAGACTTTCTTGTAAATGCTGGTGTTACAGATTTTTCTGATGATTCTAAAGCTATGAATGATGTAATAGGTAAAGAACTTATGATTACATTTATATCAGAAGAATACGTAACTACTAATAAAGAAACAGGAGAACCTGTTATACGTGAATCTGTAAAATATAGATGGAGTAATAAATTAGGAGCTAAGTGTGCATATAATTCTGATATGAACAAAAAACTTTCTAATGAAGATAGAGGTAAATATCAAACTATGATGGAACAATATAATAGTGTTAGTTCCTCAGTAGAAAATGCAGACGGTAATACATTTGAAGACCTACCGTTTTAATTAATACTCTATATGGTAAACGAAATATTTATAAAGGGAAATGTTCCAAGTTCTAAGAATGGAAAAAGATGGACAGGGAAATATCTTATTCATTCTAAGACTACTATGAAGTATATTCAAAATACAATGGAACAATACATGGAAAACAAAGAAGTATTTATATATTTAGTTAATAATTTGAAACCCCCTTATAACATTTCGTTTACCTTTTATAGAGGTTCTAGACGTAAGTTCGATTACATTAATCCTGCACAAACAGTACAAGATTTAATGGTTAGGTATCAATGGATAGAAGATGACAACTGTGATTACATTATACCACACTTTAAACCATATGTATACGACAAAGAAAACCCTGGAGTAAAAATAGAAATATTATGAATATATCAAGTATAAATCAATTTATAGAAGATTTTTGTGAATTACATGAAATTAGTAATCATGAATTATTTTCTAATAGAAGACATAGAGAGACAGTAGAAAAACGAATGATTCTTGCATACTTTTTACGTAAAGGTACACAATTGAGTTGGTCACACATAGGTAAAATTATGAATAGAAATCATGCTTCTATGATACATTATGTAAATAAAATTACAGATTTAATCGAAGGGTATCCATATATGAAAGAAATGTTTGATAAAACTAATAATTTATATGCAGAATATGAATTTAAACTTAAAGAACATAATAATATATACCAAGAATTACTATCAGAAAATGATAAACTTAGAGCAAGAATTGATAGAAACGAAATTATGATTAAAGAAATCATAGATGATAAAAGAAAAAATTATTTATTAACGACATGACAAAAAAACAAACAAAAACTAAAATTAAAATACAAGGTAAAAACCACATGGTTCCTGTAGAGGTAAAAGATACTATAGACTTTCTTAGTAGAATTATTAGAGCTCACGAAGTAGCTTTACTTACATGGTGTCACAAAATATATAATAATAAAGCTGTAGATAAAAAAGATATAGATACACTTTATGATGAAATGCATAAATATATTATGAGAATACCTGATGCAAAAAACATTTTAAAAGAAATGGAAAAAGTAGATGAAAACAATAAAGTTGTTAAAGATGAGTCTGACGCATCATAATTACTACGAAGACAGGGAGTATGTATCTAACAGTATGTTAAGTAATATATCTGTATCTCCTGAGTATTTTAAACATATGTATGACAATCAACAAAGTCCAACACCTGCAATGAAACTAGGTAGTGCAATACATATGATGATATTAGAACCTATGAAGTTTACACAACACTATGCTATACAACCTAAATTTGACAAACGTACAAAACAAGGTAAAATAGATAGTGCGGAGTTTGAAAAACAAAATCAATTTAAAACTATTATTAGTGAGTCAGATTATGCTTTGTGCGAACAAATATGTTTTACCGTTATGAGAGACGATACAGTTTCTAAGTTGTTACAAAACGGTGAAGCAGAAAAAATTATTACTTGGACTAATAAATCATATGACGTTAAATGTAAGGGTATGTTAGACTATCATAGAGATAATATGATAATAGACATCAAAACAACTAAAGATTGTTCTTACAATGGTTTTATGAAGTCTATGAGACAATATAAATATCACAAACAAGCTGCGTTCTATATGGATGCTGTTAAAGCAGATAGATTCTTTATAATTGCTATAGAAAAAACTGCACCATTTGCTATCAATATATTCGAACTTGGTGATGATATGATAGAGGAAGGTCGTGATATGTACAATAGTGAATTAGAAATATACAAATATTGTATGGACAATGATTATTGGCCTGGTACAGGTTATGACCCATTGAATAATAAATCAGAAAGAACAATACATATATTAAGTAATAACTATGAAATCTAAATCAGTATTATTCGAAGGCGGGGTAGAAAAAATATCTACCCTTGCCGACGGTTCATTAAGAGTACATATAGGTACACCTGAACTATCAGATGAAACTATGGTAAATCTATTTAAAATGAACAGAAAGACAGGATATGTATTACTATCACCATACCCTGTAAATAAAGACCAACAGGAAGCTGTAGAAAAAGCTAGTAGTTCTATAGAACACGAATCTACAGAATTTGGTAACAAAACACCAAGTCAAAGACTAAGAAATGTATTGTATGTACATTGGGAACAAACACAACCAAAACAAATCAATCCTGATAATGGACAATTAGAATTGGTTGAATTTGATTTATTTTACAAAAGACAATTAAATAAAATTGTAGAACATTATAAAACTAAACTAAACTAATGGCAGTAAAAAACTTTATATTTAAGGGTAATGGTAGAAAAAAACGCCCAGGGGTACACTCAAAAAACGCTAGTAAAAGTCAAACTAAATTTAAAAAAAAATATCGTGGACAAGGTAGATAAAAAACACAACAAGTATTATTATGAATTTGATAGAAATTTAGATAATGCAAAACAAAGTAATACAAACCAGTATAATGGTAAAACAAGAACAGGTGGTTTACAAAGTGACCATAGAATACCAAAATATTATAAAGGTAAAGAAGGTTATGAAGCTAGAAAAGTATGTGATAATTTTGATTTGTCTTATCATTGCGGTACAGCTGTAACATACATTTTGCGAGCTTATAAAAAACATGATACACCAATTAATTGTATTGAAAAAGCTATAGCTCACTTAGAGTTTGAATTAGAAAAACTAAAACAATGATAGCAATAATAACATTTGTAACAGGATTTGTGTCAGGTATGTATGTATCTACACAAATAGAAAAAGAAATAGATAAAAATATAAATAACAATGATTAGTTATATAGGTGGTAAAAGTCGTATGGCTAAATGGATAAACCAATATATACCAGAAGACATAGAAAACTATGTTGAAGTATTTGGAGGAGCATTTTGGGTATATATAAAGAACAACATACATCAATTACCAAATATTAATAAAATCGTTTACAATGACGTAAATAGATATATGGTTAATTTATTCCAATGTTGTACAGAACCACATTTTTTCTTAAAACATATTATAGAAAGTGGTATTAAATCACAAGACAAAGAATTGTTTTACAAATATCAAGAAGAAATCAAAAATACTTGTAACCTTGGATTTAGTGATTATTCATTTGATATGGCTATGAAATACGCATACATAGCTACACAGGTCTTTAGTGGTAGTAAAATCATGAAATCTAAATTTATAGATTTAAAAGGTAAATATACAAGTAAATTTGATACATTTGTCAAAAAATTAAATGACCCAGATATAATGCAAAAACTACATGCAATAACTGATTGTACTAATTATGACTATACAGAATGTATAGCAAAGTATGACACAAACAAAACTTTTTTCTATTTAGACCCACCATATTACAAAACAGAAAACTATTATAGTAATCATGATTTTGATTCTATGGACCATGAAAATTTGTCTGTGTGGTTAAAAAATATACATGGTAAATTTGCACTATCATATTATTATTTTGAAGGTTTAGAAGAAATGTACCCACAGAAAGATTTTAGATGGGTTGCAAAAGAATTTACCAAAGTTGCAGGTGCAACTAAAGGTAAAAAACAAAACAAAGGTGAAGAACTCTTAATAATGAATTACTAATGACTGAAGTATTTTACGTATTTTGTGCAATTGGATTTATCATGATTGGATTTGCCTGGGGTTTTGATGAAGGAAGAAAAGAAAATAAATAAGTTGTTTGTCAACAGGCGGGGTTAGTAATATTTAATAATAACACTGCTGTTATACTTTGGGGTAATTACATTTCCTCGCCTGTTTTTTTAATTATGGATAATATACAATTAGGAGAAATAGTGTTTTGTGATATTACGTACCAATGGCAACGTAAATTTAGAAACAGAACAAAAACTGAAACAAAAACATTGTACAATGTAGTATTTGGAATTGAGTACGATGATACATACCCACATTTAGATTATATAACACATAAGAGAGATATACATAAGATTAATCCTAAAAAACCTTTAGAACAAGATGTAAAGGTTATTGGTTTGAAGATACATGCTCGTGTTGGATTTAAAAATAGAACAAAAGAATACACTGAAGTACAACGTAACGAACAAATTAGAGATAAAATTACTGGAGCTTATATTTAATTAATCTCTACATTATAATTTAGTATACCTTGTAAACCGTTTATTCTATGGTAAAGAAAAGCTTGTGCTTTTTTAATGTTACCTATGTAACCTTTACTATCGTGCCAATAGTCTGTAGCAGACATAGACGATAGATTACGAACTGTAATGCCTTGCAGTTCTTCAATTGCTTGTAGTTTTGTAGACTTATTAGTGTGTAGATGACCTCTATGTACTTCAACATAGTCTACATCACTCCAAGCGTTTTTATATCGTTGTGATATAATACCTGGTAAATCGTTTGTTTTAGGCCCATCACCATGGTCTGATACAACCATATTTTTACCATATACTAACATTTTCATCAAACTATCACCATTGTCTACTTTTACATCTTTATGATTTTCAAAATACAGTTCTAATGTATCACCTAAATGCATCATAGATTCTCTATCATGATTACCTGGTATAATCATAACATGTACAGGAGCTACTTCGGCTAAATAATTTATAACTTTAACTAATAACTTTCTACCTGCTCTATACATATCTATATGATAGTCACTATTAAACTGTGGTGTACCTTTTGTAGTAGCTGGTATCGGCCAGTCACCATCTGCATTCAAAAAATCATGACCCGCGATAAACAATATTTTATCTATATAGTAACCCTGTGCTCTATATAATAAATGTTCTACTGCATTTACTAATCTTTCTTCAGCAATTTTTAAATCGTATTTGTCACCTTTAATACCTATTTTACCTAAATGTAAATCAAACGCAGATATTTCTAATAGATATTTATCTTTTTTATCATTTCTATTCCTTTCTTTTTTTGCCACTAAAGGTGATATATCTGATAAGTCTTCTTTAATTTGTTCTTTAATTAACTTTACATTAAACTCTTCTTGTACAGGTTTAAGAAACGCTTTACTTCTATACATAGTAATAGTAACAGGATTACGTTCTTTGTCAAAACCTGTTACCTCATAAGTACCTATATCATATTTCTCTACATACCATTTATCCAAATTAACTTTACATTGTATAAGTAAATCTTCTAAAGATTTTACACGTGTACAGTTTTCTGCTGTAGCTATAGCTTGTTGTTTTGATTCTTGAAAATTATATACCTCTTTTTCTTTTGGCATATTATCAGGATTCTTTTCTCTTATTCTTCTTGCTATAGCTCTTATTTGTTCGTAATTAGTCCCAAATTTTTTTGCAGTATCTGCATATTTACTAGTCAAAAGATGTGGATTGTCTGTAAGATATTTCTTTATTTTATCAACTAAATTCATAAATTTATAGGTTTTTGTTATATGTCTATAAAATTATTTTTTAAATGACTGAAAAAGAAATGATTAAAAAAAAGTTATTAACAGAGTTATTAACGCGTTGTTGTGAATGTTATTGCTAACTGATTTTCGTGATATACTATAAAATATACACGTTTATTTACATTTTTAAAAATATTAATTTCTGTTGTACTTCTTGCAAATTCTACTACAGATTTTAATGAAATTGTTTGTCCACTTGTTAATGTAGCTTTAAATAATGGGGTTATTAATGTGTCTACTACTACAGTGCCAGTGTTAAAAGTAATTGATTCTGGATTTGTATGTGTCCAACCAAATTCTACCCCAACATTACCACTGTGCATATTATACATAATTACATCTATTAAAGATTGGTTTTCATTTATTGATGTTAATGTAAATACAGAACTTGATGTTGGTGTAATTAATGATTCTACTATATTATTGTGTTTAGAAACAGAAATGACCTCTGACTTTTGTTTGTCAGTGGCCATCTGTCTATTTCTTTGTGTGACGTTAGTTACTACGTTACCAGTTTGTCTAGGTTCGTAGGCTTTTGTTTTATCTACGTTAACTAACTTTTTATACCTATCCTTGTCTTTAATTAAAGGCATACTATGTATTAGTCGTCAGAACTTATACCTGAGTCTGGTCCATCACATATAAGGAATTGTACTTTTTGTGCAGCTGTTGTAGCAGCAAGGTCTAAATTTGCAGAACCATCTCCAGCTCCATCAACATGTATAGGTGAAAAAAAACATTCACCTGGTTTTAAATCTGCTATAACATCTCCATCTGGTTTAACTGCAACAGGATAATCTGTATCTACGTTTTTAATGAATGTATATATTAAATCTTTATTGTGACTTGCTAAATTAATTGTAGTATCACTTGTACCATTTGTTAGTATTTCTCCCGTAGATATTAAAGCTGAATCTACAGTAGTACTTGCTGTCGTAAAACTAGGTGAAAATGTAAATACTGTGTTTCCGTCTGAATCTACTAATGATAAACTAGCTGAAACTGTTACTGATAATGATTGTGTTGCCATATTTAAATATTTTTATTATGCGTTTGCGTCTATTTCTACTGCAGCATATTCAATTGTTACTGTAGCTGTATCTGCTTTTGCTGTTGTTGTTCCTGTTCCTCTTATAATTGTACATAAAAATTCACCTGGTCTTAATATACCAATTAAATCAGCAGCACTTGAAGCTCCGTCATATATTTTTACAAAATTAGTATCATCTAAATTTTTAACATATATTACCCTACCACTACCTGGGGCTGCCATCACTGTAGAGTCACCATCATGAGCTACATCTATTCTACCTGTAGCTATTTGGTCTACACCTGTAATATTTAATGTATATGAACCACTCTGTGACTGACTGTATCCAGTAGATGAGTTGGCTGTCATATTTATATTTGCGTTAAATGTATAATTTTTAGGCATTTTTTTAATTTTTTACAAAGTTAAGAATTTTTATTATTATATATACTATCTTTTATTTTTTTTATATCTGCACACTTCTCGTATTCTTCAGTAGTTATAAAGTGATTTATTATATCATCATATATTTCTTCTTTAATTTCATCATTCTTAGAATATGGTATAAATGGTAATGCACAACCATTATAATCTAATAAATCATCTACAACTAATCTTCCCATAATAATATAATATGCATTTTTATACATGTCATTAAAAATTACACCCTTTTGATTTGTCTTTTTTTTCATGTATAAAATTATTTTATTTATTTTTTAAATAATCCTCTATATCTTTAATATACTTAGTTCTACCATTTTTTTTGATAGCAATTACTTCTTGTTTTCTATTTGGTCTATGTGATACCCAACTAATATGTACCCAGTTAGGGTTACCGTCAGGATATTCACCACCAAACTCCCATACCATTTGGTCAAATTCTAAATTATCTTTTATATAATGATACATTTCTGCGTTTGTTTTATGTCCAAACGTATCATCTATATCTATAGCTTGACCTTTCATGTGTTGTGAATGTTTACTACCGCCTATAGCTGTATTTACAGGTTCTCCCCTAAAAAAACTATTTACTTTTATAGGTCCACCAACCCACTTACGTAATGGTTCAAACAGATTTTCTGCTACTTCTGCCATACATTTTAATTGTTTAGGATTCGGTGTATTGTCTAAATTTAATCTTTCACCAGTTCTACTATAGGTAGCCTCGTGATATGTTATGTGGTCGCTTATTTTTGCCATTAGTCTAGTTGTGGTCTCATTGATGAATAATTATTTTTTCTAGGCATTGCACATCCATGTGCACAATTCCATTTTCTTAATGCTTTATTAATTCTTGAATTAGGGTCTCTAGCTGTTTTTGCAGATGTTAATCTTTTTTTCATACCCTTCATACGTGCACAAAAAGATTTTCTACGTTTTGCAGCTTTAGAACCTTTTTTTAGTTTAGAAGGTTTAGTTGTTACAGGTGCTTTTATATTTTGTCCTTTAGCTCTTAATGATGCACGACCTTTTGCGTTCAAACCACCTGAAGGATTTTTACCTTCTTTTCTTTGCCAAGCTGGTGTTTTTGCCATAATTTATTTTTTTACAGGTTCACTTTTCTTACTACTACCACCAAAGAAAAAGTCTATTATCGTATTAACTTTAGATGACATAGCACCAAAAATTGTAGATATAAAACTTATTTCAAACTCACCTAAGTCTATTGATTTAGTTACAAAATAACTAAACATTACAAATGTAATACCAAAATACGCTACCGTAAACAATGTTGCAAGAACTTTTTGTATCATTGCATCATCTTTATACATATCACGTGCAGACTTTCTATCTTCTACTTCTTTAGCAAAAGCATCTTTTTCTGCTTCTAATAGTACTTTTTGTATAGCTAACTTAGCTGCGTCTTTTTCTTCCTGTGTAGTTATTACCTCGTCTAATACATTACCGACAGAGTTAATTATCTTGTCAGCACTCCCTGTAAATATTTTTGTAAAGATACTCATAATTTTTTAATTTTTAATAATCTATAAAATTTTCATCTGTTGTTGTAAATCTATATGGTCCATATGCTCTATTAGTTGTTTTAGAAAATCTACCATCACCTCCACCGTTAAATCCACTATCTATTGCATCGAATCTAAACCTCCGTTGTGTTGGATATATGGTCATTTCATTTAAACCACCTTGTGGATTATATATCACTTCTTTTGTTCTTTTTACATTAAATCTACCAGGGTCAAATACATTTGCATATGGTGGTAATATTGGTACAGGTGTTTCAAATGCAGCTCCATAAGGAAATCCAAAACTTCTTAAATCAGCATCTAAACCTCCTCTAGAAACATATTGCCCTATATCTTTAAAAATATTACCACTGTAATCTGGAGCTCCTTTATCATCACCACCTATAGTATACCTACCTGTAAATGGTATTAAAGGATGTATTTTAGAAAATCTTTGATTACTATACCGTTGATTACTATATGGAGTTCCTACTCCTTGCATACCTATCATTTTTGTTTCCCCTCTATTTGTAGAAATTCCTAAAATTGGTATATTTAAACTACCTCCGTAATTTGTAACTTGTACATCATCAGCACCACCAGGTTCATTTCCTTGTGCTGCATAATCTTCAAAACCTGGAAATATAGTATTTAAAATTTTGTTTCTAGTAAACCTACCTTTTATAGGTAAATTTAAATAACTTTGTTCAGTTCCATCAGCACCATGTAATGAAATAGTTCCCGCCAATGAACCTAATACTCCACCTACTGTAGCATTTGGAGTACTAGACATTCTATTTGTACCATCAAGTTTATACGTAATATTAGGATTTAATCTTCCTCTACCAAATAATCTACTGAATGGATGTGCCTCTTTTCTAATTACACTTGAATAATCACCACCTTGTATGTTACCAAATTCTGCTCCTAATTGCATACCTCTTGTAAAAGTACTAAACAATCTATTTCCAATATCTGGAACTTGACCAATAACAGGTAAATGTAATCTATATGGTTCTGTATCAGGGTCTAATATTTTTTTATAACCCTTACTAGATAGTGGACTTTGAAATCCTTTTTTTCTTAATCTATTAAACCTTCTAACATCTCTTGTACTATAATCTCCTTG